TTGGGTACGCTTGACGGATAAAGTTAACGTCTTTGTTAAGTAAATACTCGTACGTACCGGTGTTTATATCCCCACCTGTCACATCTGTAACAACAGCCACAGAGTACACCGCCAAGAAGTCTGACGGGCACTGCAGATATTTATTGCTTGTTGTTGTCTGACCGGTCACATTCTTGCGAATGGAAGGGAACTGAACCGAGTTGTAAATGCGCTGCTCAGCCTGCTCGATGAACGTGTTCATCTCAGAGGTCTCAAACGTATTCTCCGTGTAATCGGAGACAGCAGTTACAAGCTCAGTGTAGTTCATGTTTTACGCCATTGGGCCGCGGGCCATCACGCCTTTGGTGGCGCATCCAGTACCGCGAATTTTAATGCCAGAAGTTTTAGTACCCTCGTAAGGGTTGCTACGCTCATTGGCCAACGACTGGTTAGCTTTCAAAGCTTGCTTGACAGGCATCTCACCAACGATAACGTTGGCAACTTTTGTGGGTTGCTTGTATGTTGCCATGATTAGCCTCCACGACCAACAGAGCGCTGGTTCATCACCTTGGCCATGTTGCGACCGTATTTCAGCATATCGCTGTTGGTCTTGCCGCCAGCTTTAAGCTTTGTAGGCTTTTTGCCGGGGTGCATGTTTTTCTCATGCTTACCCACAGCAGACTTAATCATCTTCTTGTCTTGGGCTAAATCTTTCTTGTCCATTTCAGGCTCCTATGAAATCGCTATCGTTACTGTACCAACTTGCACCGCTAATGCCAAGTAGTTTGGCGTTAGTCCATTGTCAAAATTTCTCGACCCACCAACAGGGTTCCAGCCCCATTGAATGTCTCGTGAACCACCCGTCAAAGAACCTTGCGAGTTCGGGCCAGCGGTTACGTACGTTGTGTCCCGCCGAGGATTACGCACTGCTTGGGGGTCATCTACTGGATACATACCCAACTGCAACTGCGGCTGATCTGGATCCCAACACGTAGGGCACACAAGCAAATTGTAAAGCTTTGTCTTGAGAACTTCTTTCTTCAAGGCAGTTAACTTGAACTGAAAACCACAGCGATCGCACATGGCGATACTGTTTTTCCCAGAAGCAAACCGATTGCCCATTTACGTACCGCTTCCAATGAACATCTGACGAGGCACAAAGCGAACAGCCGCCTTCTCGCGGTCTTCATCCGCAGCCAACTGCCAAGCCTCATCGTACTGAGCTTTCAACACTTCAAGGCGCTGCGCCCCATCGGGAATCTTCAAAGCCAAGTAATACGCCAAACCTGCCACCATGCAGTTTAAGAATCTGAACGGCACATCCATTGTGTTCACACCGCCGCCAGCATCATCAATACGGCGCATGCGCCAGTACACAAGCTGGTACGTCTGGCTGTTGTCTGGGGTTGGCCACACAGTGACGGAGGGTAGGTTCTGTGCGTACACAGGTGCGCCTGCAGTGTGAGCTGCTGCCGTTGTTCCAGCCTGACCGCGTGTGCAGTACAGCAGTTGGTTGCCACTGACGGAGCCGTAGTTGATGGTCTCTGTCCCAATAAGCACAAAGCCTGTGGTTGCCAAACCCGCAGTAGAAGCTACTGTGATGGTCGTGTCTGTTGATGTGATGGTAGACGACAGGGTTGTACCGATGGCCGAACGCTGGCCATCTAAGCGCTGAAACCACAACTGAATGGGGCGAGCTTGCTGAAGCTTGTTTGGGATCGTGGCATACGTAGAAACACTGATACGTGTGATGGTCAAGTCAGCTTGGGTAGACGCGCTACCGGCTCCTGTACGAATCACATGCTCCAGCAAATCCACTGTGTCTGTTGGCAAAGCGTAGGTAGCTAAGCCCGGAGTCAGGTTAATCGTGCCCTGCTCAAACGTCCACATGTTGATACCGCGGTTTGCCCAATCAGCAAACATCAAGTTTAAGGAACGACGAGCCGTGCGCAGGTCATAGCCCGTGCGCAGTTCTGAGCCACAACGCTCAAACGCTTCTTCAACGATCTCAGAAAGATCGAGGTTGAAATTTGCTGTTCCTGAGATAGGCATGTGTTATCCAAACAATCTTGAGAAACTAGACATTACATCAGAGTTACGGCCATAATTTCCGGGTATATCCATAGTACCCATGGTAGGCATAACAGTGGCACTCAGCATATTTGAATCTTGGTACTGAGGTCTTGCTCCCATACCACCCCTATTGTTCATAGATGCGTTTTGTGCCTGCATTTGTAAGCCTCGCTTTAAGTACTCTTCAGGGCTGTACTGTTGAGGCATATTCTCTACCGGTTGAGGTGTTCCACTTAGTTGGCGCGGTATATCAGCACGCATCCTTGGATCAGGTCTATTGCCAGAGAACATGCCCTGTTGAGCTTCATATTGCTCACGCGGCATCTTCAATTCTTGTGTGGGTGAACTAGCGTACTCTTCGTAGCTACGTTGTTGCTGGTCACCAAAACCGCCCATACCGCGACCTCTACCACGGCCAAAGCCACCGAAACCGCCCATCTGTGGGCCGTAAGGACTCTGCATTTGGTACGGATTAAAACCGCCCATCATGCCGCCAAAGCCGCCAAAGCCGCCCATCATGCCTTGCTGGTATGGGTTAAAACCGCCACCCATCATGCCGCCACCAAACCCGCCACCAAACCCGCCACCAAACCCGCCACCAAACCCGCCACCGAAGCCGCCCATCTGTGGGCCATAGGGACTTTGCATCTGCTGTTGGTATGGGTTAAAACCACCGCCAAAGCCGCCACCGAAACCACCGAACCCGCCTTGTTGTGGGCCGTAGGGACTCTGCATCTGAGGCATACCAAAGCCGCCTTGCTGACCACCGAAGCCACCAAAGCCGCCTTGTTGTTGACCGCCAAACATGCCGCCAAGACCACCCTGCTGTTGACCACCAAAACCTTGTTGGGGCTGGCCATTCTGCCCACCAAAAGGCTGAGACATTTTATTGTTCTGCGACTGTTGCGCGAACGTGCCTGTTGGGTTTCCAAATGCTGGGCTCATGATGGTTCCTTTTATCTAAACCCTGCGGTCTTTTTTGCAATAGTTTTAGGTTGCGCTACGAATTGCTTTCCGGCTTTTTTTCCGGCTCGCTTGGCTTTGGTCGTCGCAGCGTACTCACTAGGGCTGAGACTTTTAATCGCAGCTTCTGGAAGGTATCGCTCGCCAGTTTTACTAGACGGTTTACCACTTTTGGTTCTCCATTTTTGGTCGCCCCAGTCCTTCAATGATTTCTGAGGCGCTTTCAATCTCGGTAACCCCCGCCAGCCGCCTTGTACTTCTTGGCAACTAGCTGAGCTTTACGAGCCGACCACTGACCTGCGCCAGTGCCATGAGTTGCTGCGGCTTTTACTTGAGACACAATCTTCTTGCGAAGACCGGGCTTTGTGTAATTGCCCGCAGCATTGACTTTACCACCCTCTTTGTATTGGGTGAAGTCAGTATCATCACGGCGAGCCTTACGCTTGCCGCTTGGCATCTTTGAGGGATTGATGTCCCCCATACCGCGACTCGCCATCATGACATTAGCAGGTCTTGCCGCCCATGTTCATCTTCTTGGTCATGCCGCCCTTTTTCATGCCCAAGGGCGTGGAACCGGACATCTTAACCATAGTGCCTTTGGTCTTGCCTTTAGAAGCAACACCGTCACGGCTAGGAGCCGCTGTACGCACTGAGCCCATTTTGGCAGTTGTAATGCCGTTGTTTTTACGTGTAGCCATGATATTCCCACCTTTAGAAAATTTACGGCCTTTGTCGGCCTCATTAAAGTCTTTTCCCACAGACTGCGGGACTCCTACTTTCTTAGCAAACTTTGGACTATTGGCCACAGCCGCCATGAAATTGTGTTGTTTCTTGCTTGTACTTGGCATCATTTACCGCCTGCGTACCAATTAACAAGCTGAACCAAACCTGCGCCTACAACGCTACTAGCTCCGCCAACTAGCATTAAAACTTTCCAGCCACCTTTGGCTTCAGACAATGTTTTGTCAATAGCCGCTAGTGTTGCCTGAATAGTTTTCATGTTGTCCAGCATCTTGTCCATATCATCTTGCAAGTGCTTGATGTCAGACGCATGCGTGGCTAACTCTCTGGCGGTTTGAATAGCGTCGCTCATATCAGCAGTTCCAAGCCCGAAGGCTTTTGTTTATGCGGGAGTTCGGGTCTTTCTTGGCCTTCTCTCCGGTCAGCTTCTTCTTCATGCCTTCCATACGAGCGCAGAAAGAGTCGCGGCGTTTGCCGCCCTCTGGTTGAGGACGCTTCAAGCCCGGCTTGCCGGGGTTTGCCTTGTTGTACGAGGCCCGTCCCTTGGCGTTCAAGCCGCCCTTCTCGGACTTCCCCTCTTTGCGTTGCCATGCTGGTGACTTAGCCATAAAAAATTGTCACCGCGTCAGCATTACCTGTGTCACAAAACACGCCGTTTAGAGCTTTGATGCCTTCACCGGGGATGACCACAGTGTGTGCACCAGCGGCAGTTACGCCCACTCTAAGAAGCACAGTTCCAGACGCAGCAGATGCGTTGTCATAGAAAGTGACAGGCGTTGCGCCGCCTGTACCCACGGACACGTACGCACCCTTGATACGCACAGGGTATGCAACCATAGCAACATCAGAAGTTGTGTACGCGGCTTTTACGTCATATTGCATCGTCATAATCAAGCTCCTTTAAAAACGGGGCTAAAAGCCCCTTGGGTTGATTAAGCGGCAACAGCGCCATTCAAAGCAACAATAGCCCAACCAGCAGCTGTATAGATCAACATGGCAGACTCACCAACACCAGTGAAAGTGATGGTTGTAAAACCAATCTTAGTTGTGGGTGTCAACACGGCAGAGCCGCCATCAACAACGTGGGTGATGATCTTGATTTCGCCAGCAGTGCCGTTAGCCAAAGTCAAAGCTTGAGCCGCGCCTGTGGTTGTCAAAGCAGTAAAAGCGCTGGTAATGTTAACTGCGCCTGCGCCAGACAAAGACTGTACGCCTAGTACAACGTCCGTACCAAAAGAAGAATTGACGGTGACTGCGCCAGTGGTGGCGTTGATAGAGATGTCTTGAAAGCCGTTCTGCGAGCGAACTGGGCCGTTGAATGTGGTATTTGCCATGAGGTTTCCTTACATGCAAGTTGGGGTGTTCTGTCTGCATGTCGTCAGCCGGGACTGTCAGAACACCGGATAAGCCCGGATTGATTGCAATATACACCAAATAAAAAACACATGCAACAAATAAAAAGAGCCCCCGAAGGAGCTCTTTAGTGGCGTTGTCTGGGATTCAAACCCAGCATCCTAGTCTTGTCGATCTGTGTGTACTCACCACACCGCCAACGCCTTACGCATTACGCGCCTGCAGAACCCCACATGCCGAGGGGATC